CCTTTGAAATACCAGCTACCGCCTTCTTGTCGGAGGTGTCTCTTATCGTAATATTGAAATTTATTTCTCTCTATCCTCTCAGAACCTGGGCTGTTAGGATTGTTGTAATACTGTGCGAAGTACTGAGTAGTGTCCTCGTACTCTCCACGGATTCTTGAGAGAACATTCATATTGAAACCAAAGGACTTTCCATCCTTTCTCATCTCTCTCGGCCAGAGAAAGACACCATCAACCTCAACGGAGTGTTCCTTTATATCCCAGATAAGAACTTGATCTATAACCTCTTGAGTCTCCTCGTTGTAGACCATCATTGTCTGACCCTTCCAGGTCTCGTAGATATCTGCAGGGTGGTATCTTGTACCACAGGCTTTCGTGAAGCCACCAGCATTTCTGATAGAGGTCATCTGAGACATTGCCGAAACAACCCTCTTCCTCCCGTCCTCTGTGTAAGCGTTGTCTGGAACAACAACGTCATCCGCTATGATTACATCAGCGTGCCATCCTGTCGTGTTGGTGGTCAAGCCAGCGGTTGCTACCGTCCAGTCTCTAATACCTTCAGCACGACGGCTTGGATGATCTACTGCAATCTTAGATACAGCCCACTTCTCCCTCTTCCCATCTTCGACATTAACCATGTCTGGGAAGTAGCGAGTGTAGTTGTCATTCGTGAGCATGTTCTTTATATCATAAAGCTGCTTCTCTGCGAGTTCCGCAGTAGCAGACATATAGAGGATAGTAGTCTCAGGGTGTTTCGTAATATACCAAGCACACCATACAGCTATCTCATGAGACTTCATGTGTGCTCGTGGGAGGAGGAGAAGTTGGTTACCCTGGTCATCGGACTGCAGCCATTTAAAAACTTCTTTATGGATGTCTCCGTAGACCCTGAGTGGGTTGACAAGTTCTGCGAAGAAGAATAAATCTTTCTTAGCAGCTTCTCTAATTTGAATAGCTTCTTCAGGCATCCCCTCAATTCGAGCTTGTGCCTTTGTCAACCAATCACTCATAAGAACTCCTTAGCTACATCTCATAGTTTTTGCATTCCACTTCATACCAGAAGCTTGGCAATTCTTCTTACGGCGTTCTACGATAGTCATCGCTGTTCTTTCAGCCATGCCTTTACCTTTTTTAGGGTCTTTCTTTTTCGCTTTCTTCTTAATAGCCATTATCTCTACCTCTATTTTTTAAAGAGTCGCTGAACATCAGCACCGTATTCATCTTGAAGAGCTCGTTGCATACCGCTCTCTCTTTCGACTTGTTCTTTACTGGGTCGACCAGCACCTCGCTTATCCCAACCTTTATCTGCTAACCACTTAGCTGCTTGGAAACTCTTTTCCTCAGCAGTCATATTAATGATATCGCTAACAGCTTGGCTACGAATCTTGAGTTCGAGTTCGACTCTCCACTCCCCCACCTTCTTTGTAAAGATCTTGTTGTTACAGATCCTCTGCCAATGGTTCCAGCTTAGGAGGTAGGTGGACGCAAAGTCATACTCAATCAAGTCTTCCATTTGGAGGAAGAGTCTCTTTAAGGAAGGGAAGGTCTTTCCCTCATACACATGGTCATAATCCTTCAGCGAATAAATTGCAACCTCAGGGTCGTAGTTCACTTCTAAGAAGAGACCTTGTGTGAGGGGGCGACCCATGACATCTTCTAGATCTTTTTTATTAGGAATAAATTCCACAACATCTCCTTAACGAATTGTCGGTTGATAGTTAAGAAACTACGGAATCGGCTGGTACAATACCAGCATCCATAAGATAGTTGTAAACAGTAGCTTTAATTTCTTCGTACAAAGTTTTCCCTGATGTTACTGTAGACATTACTTTTGATAAGTCTGCAGGGTCTCCAATGGTAATTCGCTTATGCTCAACATAAGAGATAGAACCATCTGGCTGTTTACTTCCATAAGAAATTCCAACAGCTACAACAGGAGAACCCCCTTCTACAGGGATGTCAATATAGACCCCATTTATTTTTACCGTATCGGCAGTGACGACTTCGTGCTTAACTTCTATCGGTAATACAGGTGTAATAGGCATGATTAATTTCCTTTAAATTAATTAGGTATTCTTAATACTTTATATCCGGCACCACCAGAATCAGCAGCACCAACAGTTACTCTTTCAAGCGTTCCGTTATCAACATCATACAAGAACATACGAGTATTACCAGCAGTACTATCTAAGTCTAACTTCATAGCAACAGAACCACCTGCTCCTATAACCGTTTCATTATCTACAGCAGTAGAGACGCTGTAGCCTAAAGCCATAGATTGCGCGCCAGTAGCTTGTGCTTGATACCCTATGGCGATACCATAAGGATCAGCAGTCGCAGAGGTAACTCCTGTCGTAGCCTGATAGCCTATGGCGATACCACCAAGTTCATACGCTTTTGCCGCACGTCCCAGGGCGATAGTATTTATCTCAACACCGCCAGCCGCGGTCTGCCCTGCTTGGGAATCGCCGCCTATGGATATAGAGTATTGTTCAAGAGCTTGTGAGTTATAACCTAATGCGACCGTTTGCACTGCACGCGCATCCGAATTTGTACCGACGGATACTCCGAAGGAGGCCGAAGAGCCGTTATTACCACAATAGACTGCATCACCTATCGCGACACAACCCTGCTCAGTAGCATACGCGCCTTTGCCTATTGCGATAGCCCGATATCCAGTGGTTCCTAAGTACTTCCCAGCTTTTGCACCATTACCAAGAGCAACACAATCTTGTTCATGTCCTTGAGCACCAGGCCCCACCGCAACCGCAGCAGCAGCCGAATTTGCGTTATAACCTACCGAAACAGAATTGGTCAGACCAAGGGCAGACTTTCCGATTGAGATGCACCCCGTCTCTGCTGCACTGGCTTGGTATCCAATAGCAATATTATCGGGATCGGTTGAAGATCCAGACTTTCCAGCAACGGCTGAATAACCGAACGCTATGGAGTACTCATTGTATGCTTGAGCCCCGTAACCGATTGCTATTGTGTGCTCGTCGGTGGCTCCGCCGATTGTTCTACCGGCTACGGCGTATCGACCTATCGCAATGGTATTACGGTCTTTAGCTGAGGAGCCATGTCCAATCGCTATACTGTCAGTACCTTTCGCCGTAGTCACTTCTCCGATAGCGATTGAGCTATCCTCTAGCGCTTCAGCTTGGTATCCGATAGCAATAGCGTAGGGGTCGCCAGAAGTACCCGATTGTCCTGATTTAGCACTATAACCGATTGAGATACCCCCTAACTCGTAAGCAGTAGCACCATACCCCAGTGCCAGAGCATACGCTTCGGTACTCGCTCCGTCTGTTTGACCGGTAGTGGCATACCTGCCAATAGCAATCGTGTCTTGTTCCCTTGCATCTGAGTTAGTTCCTACGGCTATGGAGTAAGTGCCAAAGGCATACGCAGTCGAGCCCATTGCAATAGCCTGCAGTTCTATAGCTCTTGCAGAAGCACCGATTGCAATAGCGAGTGAGTCCGTAGACGTTCCGGACTTACCTGTTATAGCACTAACGCCGATTGATATACCCCGCTGCTCATATGCTTTAGCATCAGTTCCAATAGCAATAGCATCCTCTTCCGCAGTCCCAGTAGAGGTTTGTCCAGCAATAGCAGATTCGCCTATAGTTATATTTTTCCTTTCATAAGCTATTGCGCCATCACCCATAGCTAAGGACTGTTGGCCGGTAGCAATAGGGTTAACAGATACTGGCGCGTCTTGTGTATACGCATCAGGGCTTGCTCCAACCCCTGCTAATTTAGCTACTGCAGCATCATCAAAAACATTAGTATCAGCTTCAGCTTCATAGGCGGATTTAATCTCTGCACCTGTTTGGTCATCTTTAGCACCAGCATCAATACCTGCTAACTTAGATACAGCATTATCATCGTAAGCATTAGTATCTGCTTCAGCCTCATAAGCAGCTTTAATCTCTGCTCCTGTCTGGTCGTCCTTAGCACCACTATCAACACCATCGAGCTTCGAGCCATCGGTGGCTACGTCACGCCCGTCAATAGTACCGTCAGTTGTTAGATTACCAGAGATGACGGGAGTAGTGAGTGTTTTATTAGTTAATGTTTGTGTGTCATCTAGTGTGACACCCTCGTTAGGGTATTCAGCATTATCTCTTGATTTAGTCATATTAGCTCATCTTCCGTATAATTATCTCTGCATATACTTCAACATCTCCAGAGGAGGTTGCAGCACCGAAGCCCTCAGTGTTATGCGTTGTCTGACAAAAGTGTTGAAGCTCCGTTACGGTAGAACCTACTAAGGTAATAAAACCCTTAACCATAGAGCGAGTAGTACCTTGCGTGCTAGATGTATCCTCACTGGTGCCTACAATCAGTGTAGCAGAGTTAGTAATATCATACAGCCTAGCTTTATGGTTATCTACTTGGTCTCCTGGAGAGGTCGCATCTATAAAGTAGGTGCCAGCAGGTAGCGTGATTTGATTAGAGGATAGTGCTGCACCAGAGATTTGATTTGTCAATACCGTGTTTAACGTCCTTGTCTGTTGGATATCTTTTGTAAATGTTCCCCCATGCGTGCCACTCGTCTTCTCATCCCGAACATGAAGCATACCCGCCACAATACCATCAATCTGGTCTTGTAGTGAGGAGGTTGCCCCTCCTACATAGTTAAGTTCCGCAGTACTTACTGTAGCACCATCAAGGATGGCTAACTCTGTGGAGGTAACACCACTGTCCTCTAGGTCACCATTCACATCTAGAGCAGCTACATTACTAGCAGCGGCAGGTACTGCTACAGCAGCCTTACCGTCTAGTTGCCCTTGGATGTCTGCTGTAACATCATTCAAATACCCTACCTGTGTAGGGGTTACTGTCTCACTGTTAGCAGTGAAGTCTCCATCAACAGTAACATCAGCAATAGACCCACCATTAATATCAGGGGTGATGGACACACCACCATTAATCTCTGGCTTAGTGTATGAGCTGGTTAGTGCGAACTCCGTGAATGCTGTAACCTGTAGGATGTCACCTGTAGTAGCGGCTAACACCTGAACAGAGACACCATCAGTAGCCGTGTAGTCACCACTGCTCAGTACACTACCATTAAGAGTGATGATGGTTGACCCGTCAGTGTATGCTAGGACATTAGCATTATCGTCTGCACCTGTGAAGAATGTTTGACCGCTGGTAGCTGTATACTCATACACAGCCATATCAGAGGATGTGGAGAGGGCCAAGCCTTTAGCTGCCCAATGTAATGCTGAGTAGGTGGATGTGCCATCCCCACCATTAGCTACCGATACAGGAGTGTCTTCTGGCTCTATAGCCCACGACTCTGCTGAGGCGGCGGCATCACCGATACTTGCCCCATTGATGAGAAGACTTTGACATTCAAGACTTTCTACGTTAAGTATGTCATTACTGTTCATGTCCAAATCATTAGACATCTCATTAGGTTCCCCTACAGGGTTGTCCCTATAGAGAACTTTGTCGTTAAGCTCATCAACAATAGCTTGGAGAGCTACATTGATCTTGGATAGGTTATATCCGCTGGTAATAGTGTCTATTGTTATCTTAGCCATGAAATTTCTTTACCTCGCGATTAAGCAGCAGCAGCAGCAGCTTTGATTGCTGCGACGGCAGCATCATAATCTTCTTGTGTGATGACCACCATCAGGTCAGTCTCGGGAAAATCATCAGAAGTTACCCCATAACAGGATTCTGTAAGATGGCCTTTATGCTCATAGACACCTACTATTTTATTTTTATCGTATTCTGGGGGATGGATATATAAAAACCCGCCATTTGCGACTTCTTTCGTAATTGTTATTTTCATATATTTCATGGGTTGCTGCCTCTCTATGATGCTGTTGTTAAGCCAGTTGGTGTTCCAGTTGGCGCACTGAAGGATGATGCCACGGTAGATGTAATGCCGCTATGTAGATATATTAGTGATGAAGAGTAGTCACAACTTATTAAGTCCCCACTAGAAACAGCCATCCCTCTTGGGTTTGTTGCTGGTGCGCTGAAAGAAGAGGCGATTGTTGAAGTGATTCCACTATGTATATAAATTAAATCTGTGCTTGTATCACTACTAATTAAGTCACTCCCGCTAATACCCATACCCCGAGGGTTCGTACTAGGGGCAGCAAAAGAAGATGATATAGTGGATGTTACCCCGCTGTGTATGTAAATTAAATCCGTGTTGGCATCACTGCTAATTAAATTAGCCCCATCGAAAGCCATTGAGTTGGGATTCACACTTGGCGTTGCGAAAGACGATGTTGTTGCTGAGGTGATACCATCATGGATGTATATTGACGTAGTAGCAGAACACATACTGATTAAGTTAGTGCCATCAAATGCCACGGCTACTGGGGAGCCAGCAGGTGAAGCAAAGGATGAGGAGATAGCTGATGTTAGACCATCATGGAAGTAAATTATATCAGCACTTGGGCCACAGCTAATCAGATACTCGGTTGCAGAGAGGATAGGGAACATATCCGACCCACCTGTCTCTATCCTGACTGCTAGAGCCATTTCGTTCAATGTCCCTACATATCCCCCATCCCTGTACATATTGTAGAGAGCTTGGTTGAGAGGGAAATCATACCCTGCCTCCCTGAGAGCTGCCATTAAGTCATCATTGTATTGAGCCATCAGTACCTCTTATTGTGAGAACCCCCTCGTAAGCTAGGCTAAGAGGAGAGGGGCATATTTAAATTGTCGTCCTGTTTGTTCTAAGTTGACCTAGGCACAGGAACTAGCCTCTTGCAAGTTGGAGCCAGTAAGAGGATTCAAACCCCTGACATCCTCACTACAAAAGAGGTGCTCTATCATCTGAGCTATACTGGCATTGATTGTTAAGTATACTAACGATACTAGACATGTCGTCTTTATTCTTTTATTCGTTCTCTTGCTCTTCCCGACCTTTGGGAGAGATTTCTAGTATACTTAACAACACTGAGTAAATATATACTTATACCAGTATTCTGGAGAAAGTGCCAGTAAATACTTAGTAGGGGAGAATTTTGGATAGAAAATATTGAGGGGCTATGCATAGAGAGTGGTACCCCCCGACCCCCTGCCCACCCCTAATATTCTAATATACTCATATAATAATATTCTCATACCATAACATTATTCTATAGGAACATGCTGAAATACTTATAGGGGGTAGTGCCTCCCAGCCTCATGTACCACATTAACTAAGCCTACTAACTCATTGATTCCAAAGGAATAATTGCTAATCTGACGCTCTGCGCTATTCCTTTATATATAGCTCTCACATTTCCCCCTATACCTGACGATATATGACACACTATTATAGCCCTGTCATACACTGTCAGGTGACCGCCTACATTGTCACATAGTGCCGCAGATTGTCACTTCCTATCCTGAATGATTATCGTTCTCATCTAGCCTTTGCCCACGTAGCACTGAGAGCCTAGCATCCTGCACTCTGGCAGACTTGGCACCATTCCTGCATCGTTATCTGGTAAGCCCTCGCGGCTGACCTCGATAACCATATAAGGAACTACTAACATGAATATAGTCAAAGCATTAAAAGCTATTAAGACGGCTTCAGCCGTTTATGGATATGTAAAACTCACAGACCACGACGGGCAATACATAAAACTCGTTAAGGCTGACATTCTCAGGACTATGGTTATCTATACCGATGGTATGATAGGCGGGCTAGATATAGATGTGGAAGTTACCGTCACTGATAACATTGCATACATTAACTGAGGAGTTGCACCCATGAATACACAATACAAGCACCAATCCATAGCTGGCCTGTCATCCACCAATCTGATATTTGACAAGGATTTACTAGCCCTATCGGATGCAGTAACGGATACCAAAGGCCGGATGATATCAGCGCCACTTGCGGGCCATGCTAACGAGGCTGAGATACTAGCAGTGCTAGGCGAATCCATAGACCGAGAGGATAACGGCTTCAGGAACATAGACAAGCCCGTTAAGGTATCCCATGAAGGGTTAGACGGCGGGCAGCATAGCACCATAGAATCCAGCACCCATAACAGTGCTGAGAGTGATCCACTATCTCAGCTAGTGTCGGATGATACGGGAACCTCGCAGATCATGGAACATTGCGGATTCTATCTTGGGGAAATACGGGCATGGCGTAACGGCTGGAATCCCAAGGCATACAAGCGGCATGCTAAGGCATCCAGTAAGGCGCAAGCGTTCAACGGTGTTGTATGGGGTGAGTGGTGCGACATAGCGAAGAAGGCCACCAGCCGCGTGAAGGCCAAAGCCACATTGGCAGCACTTGAAGCCAAAGCCGCAAGGCGTGAAGCCCGCAAGCTGGCGAAACTGGCAGCCAAAGGATAAGCCCTAACAGGTACGGCAGAAAGAGAGTCTATACGGCTCTTTTTTTACGCCTAAAATTCGAGTAGATAAGAAACATTCTCATTTACCTATTGCCCACATAGTAGTAAGACAACAGCAAACAGTGAGAAAATAACAATGTACCACTTCATTATTGCAGCGGCATTGGATACTCATGGCCGCGAAACGGGTCAATTCTTTTCCGCTACCGTATCTAGTGAACATCTTGATATTCTTTCTAAGAGGGATGATTTTCATATTCTAGAATCTTATTGGGTATCTGTTATGATTGGCGCGGCGTTATGACTTCCCTCTGGATTGTCCTTTATACCGGCGCGATTGTTGCGCTACTAATACAGGTGTTACCGCTATGAGTAAAGAACAATGGATGAAGGCGTGGATGGATACAGAACATGCCGCCACAATGTCATTACACCAATTTCAAGTCGCGGTAATGCGTGGTGAAATTAAACTGAAATGGGTAAAACGTCCTAAATGAGAAACATTCTCAACTAGGTATTGCCCACATAGTAATAAGGGAGGCGATAACAAGCCTCTTAACAATCCGGCAACAAAACCAACCTGATAAGATAGGGTGGAGAATGTTGTGGATGATAACTGGCAAAACATCGAAAGCAACTCTCTGAAATATGGGATGGGGCGTGGATGTTGCAAAGTTGATAGAGGGTAGATGAAGCCCGTGAATGGTATGCTAGGCATCCATCGCGCTAATCCCTGCCCTTCAGTATTCAACTAAGTTGGTATGATTCTGCTTCTAGTATCCGATACCTAATGTCTCATGATGGGGAAGCGAGTGGCTGGTACATAGTAGGAACAGGTGTAACTACCTGAATCGCTAATGATTAACGTGGATGCTTTGGGATTATCCTAGCACTCAGTGTTGAAGCGATTATCATGATTGAATAAGTTACCATGAATAAGGACACAACTGGCATGGTAGGGGTAGCAACGGGCACCATGTATGAGGGGGCTACCTGTGTTCTTATCAATGTTAACTAACGTGGAGAAACATCATGGAAAATGTAAAACTTGTATCAATTAACACAAAGATTGTAGAACTGGCTAAGGCTGAGAAGATCACTAAGAAGGTATTGAGTGAGCTGTCTCGTGATATGCTGGAGTATATCGTCATTGATGAATCGTGGGATAGTGACGCTATTAACCGCCTATTGGGTGTGTTGACTCCAATGAATAAGTTGACAGCTACCCATTACTTCACCGCCTTCACCCCTTTCGTAGTGGATGAAAAGGGCGTGTTCGGTGGTATGCCAAGTGCTAAGAAGGCTAAGGCTAAGGCCAAGCTGGAGAGTACCACGGAATGTACCAAATTCCTTGTGAATGAGGATGCTGATATCTGGTCATGGGCAGCCGATAACCTCAAGATTGAGCCTAAGGAAGTTGATTGGGCTAAACGTGTGACCAGTGCCGTAACCTCTGCCATGAATGAGGAGAAGGGGGGCATGGGTATTGCTGAAGTTATGGATGCCGTATTGGATGCTGGTATATCCGTTGAAGACCTGCAAGGGGCAATGGCTGTCCTTTATCAGCGGGATGAAGAAGCTGACGTATTGGCTGAGGCTGCGTAATAAGGGCGCTCCCGAAAGGGAGTGCTAGGTGGCCGGATTAACCTGCAAAATTTCATTAGGTGTTAGGAGGTGTGACCTTGCTATGCCGTATCTAGCCTTTAAAAGAGGCCTCAGAACAAACCTGGAACTGGAAAACCAAGAGCTGATTATAGCCTGTAGCCCATCATATTGTGGTGGGTTATGGAGTATGACCAACAAACAACACTGGAGAAGTGCCATGAAAATCTACATCTACAAGACAGCAAAGAAGCGTATTGAGAAGTCTAAAGCCAAAGGTAATTGGGCTGCTACGTTTAACTCAGATGGAGGCATGGATTATCTTCTAGGGGCTACTGTGGGGGTCGTTAGGAAATCTATTAGAGGGGATTATGTCGTAAAGGATAGCGGAAAAGGCTTCCAGCTCCACTGGCATATCTCCCCATGTGCTTGTCGTGTGGTGAAAGGATTATGAACATCTACTCAAAGCGTATATGTATTCGTACAAGTATTCTTGCTATGCAGGCCTCATGTGGTGAGGATGCTGGTATAGCCCAGTTATTTATTAATGAGTTATGTTACCAGAGGATGAGCTAATGATCCGCATGAAGAATCGTATCAATCAAGTGGTAGTTGGTGGGGATTACATTAACCCTCAAGACTGCGACATTCTTAATATCTGGCACTCTAAGGATATCACTAAGGGTAAGGTAGTGGTGGATGGTAAACGTCGCCCTGTCGAGCATATAGGCGGTGGTGTCTGGATGCTTACCGACGGTACTAACACAATTCCTCTAAAGGAGGCTATGTAATGAAAGCTACTAAGTATAAAGGGAAGTATGTTCCTCTCCCATTGACCGTCAACTTTCCTGCCATAAACAAAGGCTGTTTTATATCTTTTGACTGTGTACCTGGTCTTCGTTCTGAGATAGGGTGTGAACAGTGCATCTTCAAAAATGAGGAAGGGCGTGTTTATATGCAAACCCCCCTTGAAGATACCTCAGAGGTATTGCAGATGTGGTACAAGGGTAAGTCCAAGAGCCGTGAGCACTATCGTAAACTGGGGGTGAAGTGATGAACGCTAAACTAGCTAAGAAGCTACGTCAGGATATGCGACACATGGGCTTTGACCCTAAGGAAACCGCATATAACCCTCACAAGACACCTGTATTTGCTATGGCTAAGGTGGATGATAAGGGGCAGCTTGTCTTTGATGCTCTCGGCACTGTACGGGTTAAGGTGCAGAAGGGTGAGCCTAAGGAGTTGGCCCCCTGTGGTCGTAAGCTCTACAAGGACATGAAGGAAGGGCTACGCATAGGAGAGATCCAGTGAAAGCCTTAGCTATGGGGGTGTGGCTTATGGCTGCATCCCTATTCTTCTGTTCATTCTACCTCTACAAGATATATACGGTGGAAGCCTTGTATTATCTGGAGTATGAGTGTGTGCTTGAGAGGTATGAGCCTTTACCTGAAGTGTAAACAATATGTCCTTGTGGCGCAACTGGATAGCGCAACGGATTTCTACTCCGTCGGCTGGGGGTTCGAGTCCCTCCAAGGACACCAATTCAAGAAAGAAGGTGCTAGTGTCGCTAGTTTCCCTACAAAATTTATGAGGAGTGTTGAGTATGAGCCTCGACGACATACAAGATCTACTGTCTTTTGCACTACAGGGAGACTTGGAACATGGTGTGGCTTTCTTGAATGAAAAAGCAAGCGAGGAATTTGCTGCTACGTACCCCGAACTCAATAAAGCAATAGGTATCATAATGGACTTAGAGGAGATTGATTATGAAGATATGCACTGAGGATGATCCAAAAGAAAAAGGATTCCCGAAGGTAAAAGGAGGGGATTTAATAGAAGTAAAGGGTACTCAGGACGATGGCCTATACCTTGTGATGGATGAAGATGAGGTCTCTAAGGTACAAAGGTTAGTTATGTTAGCTGATGGGGTTGTGTGGAACCCTCAATCTCTTTGGGGAAGCACTCTAAGACCTCTCAACGTAAGATTAGTAACGGACGAGTACTGTATAGCCTCTCTCTAGTATGTATAATCTTCATTCATTCCATTCATTTCGCAATTATTATTTCTAGTATACTTAGTATATATATGATATATGTATATACCAGCGTTACAAGAAAATAGCCAGTAATTAATTAGGAGAAAGGTATGTTAAACGCGTTAACTGATGAGTATCTCAAGGGCTTATCTACGGGAAATGTAGGTCAAATCACGGAGAACGAAGAAGATAATGACGTATCGTGCGTCTTCGTGGATATTGATTGGCACATGATGGCTGGGATGGGTGTTGATAGTGTTTACTTCACTCGTTCCGACCTCTTTAAACTACTGGCTAAACTGGAGGAATCCAATGAGCGATGACCTACTCTACGCTGTTAATAAGCAAATAGAATTCTCTAATTCCATTAAAGGGGAAAAGCATTATACGAATTCTTTTATGGTACTCTCGAAACGTGGGGAGGGAGCGTTAATAGAGTATCCGCATGAGATGGCAGCCTGCTACGCCCCTCTTAGTAGGATGCGCATAGACGGATCCCCTCTCTATATCATAAATTCTGTACAAACAGATCATCCAAAATGGAAGAAGGTGGTACCTGATACTCGTAAAGCTTTTCTTAGTTATTTGGTAGAGAGAAGCCCGTATAAAGACATCTTCCTTATCAAGGACGTAGATCATATCATTGAATATGGCGCTCTTTGCACTACAAAGGTGTCTGCCAACTTCCTCGTTAGTGGTCTTACGATAATGCGTACCCTTTGGGAGTATACGGATGTCCCTCGTTTCTGGAAGAAATTGGTAGATTTAGGGGTAAATGAGGATATGGCCCTTCTCGTGGCTCATACCATGGGTGGTGCTAAGAAGATTACTTACAACCAGCAACACGGAGGTCATCGGGCTTTTAATGGGTCTACTCTCTACACCAGTGAGCTTCAGAATTTCTTAAAGAGAAAGATGCCAGGTGCCCTTGATAACTATCACGACATAATGACGTACCGAAAAATACATGGCCTCTGGAGGGATATTCAAACAGAGGATTTCTTAAAGGAATATACACCTAAACACAAGAAGGTGGTACGAGAATGGGGGGAGGTCTATACGGAGCGTTGGGATACCACCCTCAAACCGTTTGCTGAGTGGTTGAAGAAGCAATACCCTATCCTTATGGGTATTAAGAAGCCAAGGAAGAAGCCTGTTAAGAAGGCTCCTAATCACAAGGAACACGCCCTCATTGGCCTCATCTCGCAAGCAAATGGCTTCACCCTAGCTGAGGTACGTCTTATCCGTAAACAGCTACGAGAGATCATTGCAGGCGGTGTGGATGTTTATGCCGCTGGGTATGAAGGGTGGAGAACCCCCGAAAGATGTACCATTATGAGATGTATCTTGTGGAGTAGGACACCTCAATGGAGGAATATGGTAGGGGGTGGGTCGTATTGGAGCAAGGTGCATAAGAGACTACAAGACGCAGGAGCATACAAATGAAAAAGGTAGTGATTATTGGTGGTGGTGGGGCATACAGTCAGATGTTCCAAATGTATGGCTGGCAAGTTGTGGAGGATATCCATGAGGCTGACCTCATTCAATTTACAGGGGGTGCTGATGTATCCCCCGAATATTACGGAGAAGAGAAGCATCCTGCTACTGGGTGTAACCTTCAACAAGACCGTAGGGAAGCTGACCTACACATGATTGCTTATGAGCTGGGTATTCCTCAGGCTGGTATCTGTCGTGGTGGTCAATTCCTTAATGTTATTAATGGCGGTAGGATGTATCAACATGTAAACCGACACGGTATTGGTGGTACACATGCAGCTACTGATGTACGTTCTGGTAAGGAAGTGCGGGTAAGCAGCACACACCACCAGATGATGCGCCCTCATGAGGAGGCTGAGGTGTTGACTATTGCTCATCGCTCTACCTTCAAGGAACACATGTTGGGGAAGACTATCCGCAAGGTGGATGGTACTCTGGAGAATGACGTAGAGGCTGTGTTGTATGACTTTACTAAATGCCTATGCTTCCAACCTCACCCTGAGTTTGTTGCTCATTCCGAGGACTATCGGGAATGTGCTGATTATTACTTCGAGTGTCTGGAGCTTATCCTCTAAAAGAGGGTGCTAGTGCTACCAATTTACCTGTAAAAATTTAGGAGGTGTGAAATGGAAAAAGGCTATACTTATGAGGTCGCTGAAAAACGCACTCTTAGGGAAAAAATTGCCTCTGCTGTTAGCCCCTCTCGTAATACATTCTCTCTTCAGAGAGACGGCAAGGTTATCTACAGACTCTCTGGGTGGGAATACCCACCAATTCGTAACTTAGTTGCTATCTTAAACGCAGAAAGGGGTAAGTGAAATGGCTACAATTATTCGACGACGTAAGCTAGGGATGTCTAGCTGTAAAGGCATTGCCCAGTTCAGTAAGACTGGTATTGGTTGGGTTCGTAATGATAAACCCCTACCAGATGATAACCTGTATATTCGTTGGGGATGTACCTCAAATGTACCGGCCAAGAATGTCTTGAACACCGCTAAGGCTATTCATGGGGTGAATGATAAGGTAGGTTTCCGTAAGGTATTAGAGAAGCATGAGCTATGTCCTGAGACATGGTTCCATAAGGATGCTATCGGTTTTGTAATACCTGAGGGTGGTGTTATCGTGCGACCTGCTAAACATGCACAAGGTCGTCATGTTTATCTCTGCAATACAACACAACAGATTGCCGCCGCTGCCCTTAAATGTGGAGAGGGATACTATATCTCCAAGTACATCAAGAAGGTGGCTGAGTATCGTGTGTTCGTAGTGCAGGGTCGAGCTGTATGTGTAGCTCAGAAGACTCCTGACAATCCCGATGCTATTGCATGGAACGTGGCTAAGGGTGGTCGCTTTGATAATGTACGATGGGATGCTTGGCCTCTCAAGGCTGTACGTGTTGCTATTGAGGGTTTCAATCTGTCAGAGCTAGACTTCGGCGGCGTAGACGTTATGTTGGACGCTGAAGGCAATGCTACTATCCTTGAGATTAACTCTGCACCCTCCCTCACCAGCCCATACCGTCAGGAATGTATGGCTAAGGCTCTCGATTATATCGTAGAGAATGGTAAGGAACGTATCCCTCTGGTAGATGAGCGTGGTGGGTATCTGAAATTTATTCATCCAGCTATCACAGAGAAAGCTAAGATGAAGGAGGCAGCGTAATGTGTGGAATCGTAGGTGTCATTGGTGATTTAAATAAACCTCAGAAGGAAGTGCTGCAACAGCTTATCTATGCAGATACCTTTCGGGGATCCGATAGTACTGGTATGGTATCTGTAGGTTATCAGAACCAAGCCCGTATCTTTAAGAAGGCCGTAACTGGCCCTGACTTCTTAGAGTTTGAGAAGACGCAACAGTACCTCAACGCTAAAGCTGTTATTGCTCACAATCGTTGGGCGACTAAGGGTAAGGTTAATACTACCAACGCCCACCCCTTTAGCTATGGGGACTTCTCAGGGGTGCATAACGGCACACTAAGGGGTCAATATCTCCTCCCAGACCATGCCGACTTCACGGTGGATAGTGAGAATATCTACTATGCCTTCGATAAGATTGGTGTTGAGGAGACTGTTGAGAAACTTAACGGAGCCTATGCTCTGGTGTGGCATAATGCCAAAGAGCAGACTATCAGTTTCCTTCGGAATTCTGAGCGACCCCTCCATTACTGCTTCAGTAAGGATAAAAAGAATGTCTACTATGCGAGTGAGTGGAAGATGTTGGATTGGATTCTTGACCGCAACCATATAGCACGAGAGAAAATCTACCCTGTAGGTGAGCATTCCTTATTCACTTTCAAGATACCTGATGTTGGTAAGCAAGTAGCAGCTCCCTCTATCCGTACGTTGAAGCATTACAAACCAGCTCCTGCGACTAATGTGAGCAGAATCTCAACTAAAAGAAAGCTAGGTGAGCTTGATAAATATCTGGGGAAAGAGATTGAATGCCAGATAGGGGATACAGTACAAGGTGGTCACTACGGTAGGGATTATATCAAGCTACTGCCTCTTGAGGATATCGTAGTTGGTAATCTCGACATTGAGGTACGAGTGCTTGATAATCGAGTCTTCCTTGCACTAGAGACTGCGAGAGGAGCAGAGAAATTTGTAACAGTAAGGCTCTCTCACTACGCTGACAGCAGTACGATACCTAAGTATATCGTGGGTATCTCTGATAGTATCGGTATCTTCGACGAACCTTCAGAGGAAGAGGTGTTAGAGCTTGACTTTAAGGAGGGGGAGGAGGACGAGGATGCCACCTTTCAAGGCTATGATGGCAAAGATCTTAACAAAGCTGAATGGAAAAAAGCAACAGCTAAAGGATGCTGTTGGTGCGCAAGTCCCGTGGTTGCAACAGAGAAAAATCTCTTCATAAACGAAGACGAATTCCTTTGTGAGGATTGTAAAACTATCCCTATGGTTGAGGATTACCTTAGTACAGGAGGTGGGCTATGAATTTTAAATTTGGAGCAGACCCTGAGTTATTTGTAGCTCAGGATGGAGAGTTCAAGTCAGGCTATGGTTTGATTGAGGGAGATAAAGAAAACCCCTTCCCTGTCGAACACGGTGCTGTACAGGTCGATGGCATGGCCCTTGAATTTAATATTGACCCAGCTATGGATGAGGAAGGTTTTGTCTTCAATCTTGATGCTGTACTCACACAACTGAAGGCTATGGTGCCTGAGTATGACCTTGTAGCAGAACCTGTTGCAACTTTCTCTGAGGCATATATGGAGAACCAACCGGCTAAGGCGACAGAGCTAGGGTGTGACCCAGACTTCAACGCATGGTCAGGTAAGCAGAACGATATACCGGATGCTAAAGTGAGCTTTCGTACAGGTTCTGGGCATATCCATGTAGGCTGGACAGAAGACCAAGACATCCTTGATGTTGGTCATTCAATGAAAGCTAAGGCTTTGGTACGTCAAATGGACTTCTACCTTGGACTTCCCTCCCTTTTGTTAGACCCTGATACCAAGCGTCGAGAGCTATATGGGAAGGCTGGGGCTCATCGTATCAAGCCTTATGGGGTGGAGTATCGTGTCCTCAGTAACCGTTGGTTGCAATCTAAGGAGCTGATGGCATGGGCCTTCCGAGCTTCCAAGAGAGCTGCTACTGACCTCCTTGATGGGGTTGTTCTTCAGAAAGAATTTGGAGACATACAAGAGATTATTAACACCTCTAACGTAGAGGCAGCCCTCGGTATCATCAAGAAAGCTAAATTGGAGGTGCCAAATGTATGACAATGTTGAAGACGCAAGACGGTACCTAGATGGTTCTGTGATACGTTATGGGAAGAAGCCTATCCTAGTCCACGGTTGTTATGTTAATAGGAAGAGTGTTACTCTTGAGGTCTCTTATTTAAGAACAGAGAAGAGAGAGAACATAGCTATCAACGACCCCCTCCTCAACTTCAAGCCAGTACCTCTAGGTTATGGTGTGGATGTTCGTGGGGATATTCATTTCCACTTCAGGATTCCCCGTAGAAGATGGAAGCAAGGGTTGCACCCCGAGAGTGTAGGAGTCTCAGGTGGTGCCGCAAGGAGAATCTCTTTTGGCTCCAGAGGAGAACGTCTCTCTTTAGCTAATACCATCCAAGGTCGCTTTAAGACCTTCAAGCAAGCCTTTAAAGAGGGTGGTATCTTCCACAGAAACTTTCAGATAGCCATGAGAAATGGCGGTAGATTTTTGGAGTATAGGGGTGAGCGCATAGGTTCTTTTGATGGGAATACTCTTGAGTTGTATGACAAGTATTCTTATATGGATAAATACGTGGAAGAGGTGATGGCATGAAGGTACAACGATTTTTTAATACGGTTCCTGTAAAGGAAGATGTAGGCGTAGAGATTGAGGTGGAGGGAAAGCATCTCTTCAAAGGTCATTTAGACTACTGGCATCTGGAACATGATGGGTCTCTCAGAGGGGAGGACAATGTAGAATATGTCTTACGCCGACCTGTAGAAATCAAGGGTTTGAAGATAGCTCTTGAAGAGTTGAATGGATGCTTGAAGGAACATGGTTCTGTTGTAGACATGAGCCGGAGAACTTCTACACATGTCCATATAAATTGTACTGGACTGGAAATGATTGAGCTATTCAATTTCCTAACCCTCCTCTTTATCTTCGAGGAACTTTTAGTAGGCTGGTGTGGTGACGACCGAGATGGTAACCTCTTCTGCCTTCAATCAAAAGATGCTGAAGGTTTGTTAGTATCTTTCCTTGCATTCGCAAGAGAGAAAGAGAGAGGGTATCTAGAGAATCAGGTGAGATACTCCGCTATTAACTTAGCGTCTCTAAACAAGTATGGTACGGTGGAGCTACGCTCTCTCGAAGGAACTCTCGATGAAGAGAGGATTATGAAGTGGACATCAACCCTTCTCTCTCTTCGGGAGGCAGCTAAGACTTTCAAGAATCCTATGGAGATTATCGCAGCACTCTCAGAAAAGGAACCTAAGGTCTTTAGCAAAGATATGTTAGGGAAGCATCATCGCTCTTTCTTTAAAGGTCTTGGACGTAGCCGAAAGATTCTGGATGGTGCGAGACGAGTTCAAGACATCGCTTACTTGGTGGATTGGGATATGTATCCAAAGGATGGGAAGAAAAAGGTTGTTAAAAAGGAAGAGGAACCTGCACTCGTTTTTCCCGAAGGCCATGAAGCAGTATGGGGACACCCCGCAGATGTGAAACACCGTGACCACCAAGGTAAGGTGCCAGCACCCCGCGACCTTCGCCGAGCAGAAATAGAGATGGGATTCGTAGCTCCAGCGCCACCCCCCGTACCTCCACTCCGCGAACTTGATTTTGAAGCAATGGTAAGGGTGCTGGACGGTGAAAGAAAGGCTGAAAAAGGAGAGGACTGAGCCTTGTCTCCCAAAGGGAGTACTGAGACTCGTAATTTACCCTACAAAAATTTAGGAGGTATCCTTGAAAGGTGATAGAGAGGAACTTGAATCCCGATTCTACAGTATGGTAGCTGACTTACAAGCACAACCTGCGAATAAGGAAGTGTTAGACATACTGACAGAACTAACAGCAACAGTAACAGCTCTCTATCGTTTGATAGAGGAGGAGGAAGAATGAAAGAACTGAGACATTTCTTTGCAGAGGAATATGATACACTGGTAAAGAGAGCTAACTTTAGGGTACGACACCCTGATGATGCGGAGGACATTGTAATGGATGCCTTCCGTAAGGCTGTAGAATACTGGAAGAGCTTTGACCCAGAGAAGCGTGAGCTAGGGGCATGGTTCAATACTATCCTTAATAACTCGGTACGGACTTATCAACGTGAGAAGTTCATGAAGCATATTGAAGCTGACCCAGATGCTGAGATTCCTGTAGAGGACACTCATGACCTCAAGGACTTGACGGATCATATCCAAGAGGATATCCAAGCTATTGAGAATGATGAGAGACGTAATGTTATACACCTCTTCTTCAATCTTGGGTATTCCTATCAGGATATTGAGTTGATTACGGATTCATCTATTCGTAACGCTAGATATTTTGTTGAGGAGTTCAGGGCTGGTATGAAGGATAAGTATGGAGAGGAGGGAGATGAGTGATGCACACATTTACAGACTACTTAGATAAGTATCTGGAGCTAACACAAATGGAGGAGAGAGACCACCCTTTGTATGTGGATGGGTACACCTGTAAACAGTACTACAAAGATGTAGAACAAGCCACTAACAACTTAAACGCATTCTTCCCAGCAGGAGGTGATGAAGCATAATGAGAGTAGTAGTAGGTGATCTCGAAGCAAATGGTCTCCTAGATACGGTTACGAAGGCTCATTGTGGGGTCTTCAAGGACATTAAAACTAACGAGAAGGTTAAGTTCTCTCCTCTGAATGGCGATAAGTACATAGAGGAAATGCTTGCCTACCTTGATACAGTAGATGTCCTTATCATGCACAATGGCACAGGTTATGATTGGCCTCTCCTTGAGAAACTCTTTGGTTATGAGTACAAGGGCAAGAAGGTTGACACATTAATCATGTCAAGGACACAGAACCCCAAACGTATGAAGCCCTTTAACATGCCCTCCTCAAGGGCTGGGCCTCACTCAGTAGAAGCATGGGGGTATCGAGTAGGAAGGGGTAAGCCTGAGCACAACGATTGGTCTACCTTCTCTCCTGCTATGTTGCATAGATGTGACGAAGATGTGGAGATACAACACTTAATCTATAAGGCTCTCCTCGAAGAAGGGAAGGGCTTCAACTGGAGGAACGCTCATGTTCTAAACTTTGATTTGTTTGGTATATTGAAGAAGCAAGAAGACTATGGATGGTTAGTGTCGAGGGAACAAATCGACCAGAACATCAGCCTATTACAACATTGGATGGACAGGTTCGACAGAATCCTTAATCCCCTCTTACCAGATATAGTGGTGATAGGAGAGACCAAGAAGGCTGGTGAGTATGGCTGGGTTAAGAAACCCTTCATGGTGAACGGGCAGTACAGCTCTAACGTAGAGAAATGGTTCTTCGAGACCTCCGACACATCCTATACCCAAATTGATAGGATGGATAGTCGAGAGGTAGGTGGGCCATTCTGTAGGATTAGCTATAGAAGGGTTAACCTAGATAGTAATGATGAAGCAAAGAAATACCTCTTAGATGAGGGGTGGATACCAGAGGTCTACAATTACAAGAAGGTAGATAAGAAATTGGTTAGAGATGCGGAAGGGAATTTGATAAAGACAAGTCCCAAGCTCTCCTATGACGACCCTTTCAATGGTATCACCTCAGATGCTGGTAAATACATCTCTAAGAGGGTGCAGTGTAGGCACAGGAAGAGTGTCTTAGAGGGTTGGATTAAACTCATCAGACCAGACGGTAGAATCTCTGGACGAGTTACTGGACTAGCCGCAACAGGACGAGCAACACATGGAGGGATAGTTAATGTCCCCGGAGCAGAGGCTTTCTTTGGCAAGCGGATGAGAAAATGTTTCATCTGCAAGACAGGCTTTAAGATTGTAGGAACTGACTCCGCTGGATGCCAGAACCGTATGTTGGCTGCTAGGGTAGGTGATGATGCGTTTACCAAAACTCTTATCGAAGGTAAGAAAGAAGACAAGACTTCCATACACCATGTTAATCAGGCAGTAGTGACTGCTGCAGGGTACGAGGTGTCGTATGGTCTGGCAAAAGGTTTGAACTATGCCTTTATGTTCGGAGCTTCTGATAATAAATTAGGAGCAATGGTTGGTGGTAAAAAGGATGATGGAGCAAGAGTACGAGAGGCCCTTCTAAGCGTCTCTGCTGGCTTTGGAATCCTTGTTGATAATCTCCTACAGGAATGGAGGGGAAACGCCAAGAGACGCGTTAACAAGTGGGGTAAGGTTGAGTATTACGATGGATGGGTCGTAGGATTGGATGGAAGACCTATCAATATTCAAGCTGAACACACTATTCTGGTCTATCTCCTTCAATCTGATGAAGCGATCATGATGGCTAAGGCCTATACGATGTTGTATCACAGAGCTGAGGAGAAAGGTTGGAAACACGGGACAGATTGGGGCTTCCTTGTATGGTATCACGATGAGTATCAGTGTGAAGTGCGGGAAGATATTGCAGAAGAGTTTTCAAAGATAGCTGAGGATTGCATCAGAGATGCTGGTCTTCATTACAAAATAGCATGTCCCCATGAGGGGGAGAGCGATATTGGAAATAACTGGTACGAATGTCACTAATTACTGGCACATTTTTAACAACAAGGGTATGTAATAACTACCCACTAAAGAAAAGAGAGGAATATTATGGCGTTAAACGCAAGTAAAGCCCCTTCTGGGGGTGGCGGCCCTAAGGCAGACCCGATTGAAGTAGGTAACTACGTCGGCAGAGTTGTACAAGTATTGGACTTTGGGCTACAGCCTCAACGTCCTTACCAAGGAAAAGATAAACCCCCAGCTCGTGAGCTTAGTATCACATATGAGCTTGCTACTGAGTTCTTACAGGATGAGGAGGGTAATGACCGTAAGGATAAACCTCGGTGGATTAGCGAGGACTTCCCTCTACGTCACCTGAGTCAAGACCTTGCCAAGTCGACCAAGAGAGCAGCAGCTCTTGATGGGAAGGGGGAGCTGGAAGGTGACTTCGCTCAGATGGTAGGTCTTCCTTGTACCATCACTGTAACACAGAACCCTAAGAAAGGAGACCCAACTGTTATCTACAATAACGTAGGCAACGTAACCCCTCCTATGAAAGGGTTCGATGTACCTGAATTGGTCAACCCTCCCAAGGTATTTGACTTGGATGAGCCTGACCTAGAAGTCTTTGGCAGCCTGCCAGAGTGGCTCCAGAAGAAAATCAAGGGTAATCTGGAGTATAATGGTTCCATCCTACAGCGTATGCTAGAAGGTGGAGAAGCAAAGGAACCTGAACCCCAGCAAGACGAAGCCCCTGCAGAGGGTGGTGATGGTGGTGAGGATCCTTGGGAAGTCTAAGGAGGTGATCTTTATCTAACCCTCCTCAAGGATGTGAGAGGCGTGCCGTAAGAGGATGAAGGGTAACTCATGAAAGTGAACGCCCAGTACCGCGGCAACGTAATAGCCGCCCCGTATGCTGGTAAGCGGGACTAATTTAGGAGGATACAAATGTTTAAGCTGAGAGACGACGTTGCTTTTGAGGAGTGGCCTAAAATACCAAGAGGTCAACACGAAACAATAACGATTACGGAAAAGATTGATGGTAGCAATGCCTGTATTGTAATTGCAGATGGTGAAATTGTCAGTGTTCAGTCTCGTAAGAGAAAGATTTCTCCTTCAATACTAAGTGGAGAGAAGGGAAGTGATAACGCGGGCTTTGCTCTGTGGGTTATGGAAAATACAGAAGACCTCCTCTCTCTTGGTGATGGTTATCATTATGGTGAGTGGGCTGGGCCTTCTGTTCAGAAAAACCCTCGTTGCTTGGAGGAGATGGAATTCTATCTCTTTAATTCCTACAGATGGGGGAGCCATAATCCAAACACACCTGAATGTTGTCAGGTGGTTCCTACCCTTTATGTCGGTAAGTACACAGAGTTCTGCATAAGAGATGCTCTTTTAGATTTAGAGAAAGCTTCAGAAGGTACGGGGGAGAGGCCAGAAGGTGTGATTGCCTTCTTCCATAAAACGAGACGTTACGAGAAACATACATTCGCAAATCAAAAAGGTAAGTGGAGAGATGACTAAAATTAAAATGGGAGAAGATGTCCTCTGTATGAACATAGAGGGTGTTGAGGATACTGGTCTACAAACTGGTGTCAAGTATCAAGCTAACAACGTAATGGTAATCCCAGGTCAAGGGGATTATGTTGGTGTGTTTGTAGAAGCTGCAGGTCAGATAGTAGTAGTAGATGCTGATAGATTTGAGAAGGCACATACATTACACTACCGTATCCTTCATGATACCATGACATATCTCTTGATTGACGATACATGGGATGAAGAGGCACATAAGGATGATGATAACTTCCTGGATATTACTATCACCCTACCCGAATCTCAGTTAGACAACTTGGAGGAGGTTCTTAGCGTCGCTGTTACACAAAGTGTTGTGAAGGAAGCTGCTAATGCGACCATTAATTGATATGGATATCGCTACCTACCAGTGTTCTTTTGGTGGGGAGATAAAGGAGGAGGACGGTACTGTTACTGTCCTTAGTTTTGACTATGTAGCAGCTCTGATTGATAAACTTGTCGCTGACATCTGTCTAGCGGTAGGGGGTACGGAAACCCCTATCCTATACTTGACAGGTGGTGGTAACTTTCGAGACGAGGTTGCTGTAACTAAACCTTACAAAGGGAACCGAACCAAACCTAAACCCTTCCACTATAAGAATGCGAGAGCCTACATCATGAGTTTGCGGAAGCTGATGATGCTATGAGTATTGAGCAGATGAAAGAGTGGGGTACTGTTAATGCCACTACAGTAATCTGCACTCGTGATAAAGACTTACGAATGATTCCTGGATGGCACTACGGATGGGAACATGGACTACAACCTGAGTTCTTTAAGCAATGGGTAGATGAATTCGGAACCTTGGAGTATAACAGTGACAAGAATAAGATTACTGGTACCGGTATGTTATTTTTCTATAGTCAGCTTATCACTGGAGATACTGTGGATAATATTCCGGGTCTCCCCAAGAAAGGCCCAAAGGCTGCTTGGGTGGCTCTCCAAGAAGCTACAACAGAAAGAGAAGCGTTTGAATCATGTGTTGAATTATATAAAGAAGTAATGGGAGATGATTGGGAAACCTATCTCCTAGAGATGGGACAGCTCTTATGGATGTGTAGAGAAGTAGATGGGGAAGGGAAGCCTATAATGTGGAGGATACCTGATGGCAGGTAAATGTATAGAGAAGCTCCCACATTCCTGTGGGACAAGGGATGGGCTACAAGTCTTTGAGAAAGAAGACGGGACATACGATGGCTATTGCTATAGCTGTAAGAAGTATGAACCTGACCCATATAAGAATAAACCTAAAGGGTATAAGCCCCCTGCTCCAGTTCAAAAAACTCCTGAAGAGATTGAACAAGAGCTACAAGAAGCTAAAGAATGTCAGGTAATGGAGTTGCCTGAGAGAAGACTACGGAAGGAAACACTGGAACGCTTTGGTGTTCGTATCGGTGTGAAGGGTGAGGATGGTATCACCCCTTCCATTGCCTACTTCCCTTATGGTAAGGCAGGTACTCTGTCTGGTTGTAAGGTGAAGCTCTTAGAGAATAAGAGGATGTGGAGTATTGGTGACATGTCTGACGTAGACCTCTTTGGTTGGGGTCAAGCTGTTAAGACAGGTAACAAAACTTTATTCATAACAGAGGGGGAATGGGATGCGGCAGCGTTATTCCAAATCCTAAATGACCACAATGCCAACACTCAATATGCTAAGAATACTCCGGCTGTTGTTAGTCTTGCTCATGGTGCCGCTAGTGCTGCTAAGGATATCGCTAGACTATATCCTAAAATCTCTAAGACGTTTAAGGAGATAGTACTGGTCTTTGATATGGATGACCCAGGTAAGCGTGCTGCTGAAGAAGTGATGAACTCTGTCCATAAGATTAAGGACACTGATGCTTCTCTCAAGGTTGCAGAGCTACCCTCTAAAGATGCTAACGCATGTCTCATGGAGGGGAAGAGTAAGGCTTGCTTCAATGCTACCGTATTCAATGCCACTAAACCAAAGAACACTCGGCTAGTATATGGCTCCTCCCTTAAAGATGCAGCTCGTACGGAAGCTGAGTGGGGGTTGTCCTATCCTTGGCAAGGACTCACAGACGCTACCAGAGGGGCTAGGTTCGGAGAAACAGTCTATATTGGTGCTGGTGTCAAGATGGGTAAGAGTGAGGTGGTTAACGCTCTTGCAGAACACTTCATGGTAGAGCATGACCTCAAAGTATTCATGGCTAAACCTGAGGAAGCTAACCGCAAGACCTATCAGATGTTGGTAGGTAAGGCTGCTGGTAAGATATTCCATGACCCTAACATCCCATTCGACTTTGAGGCTTACGACAAGTATGAACCTCTCATCGGGGATAAGGCTATCATGGTTAACCTCTACCAGCATCTTGGTTGGGAAACCTTGAAGGGTGATATCTACGAGGCTGCTGCTGAAGGGTGTAAGGTCGTTATCATTGACCCTATCACTAACCTAACGAACCAGATGGGTAGTGCAGAGGCTAACGAAGCTCTTGTCTCTATCGCTGCTGACCTATCAGCTATGGCTATGGACTTAGGTATCATCATCTTCATCTTCTGTCACTTGAAAGCTCCCGCTAATGGTGAGCCACATGAGAGAGGTGGTAAGGTATTCTCTACACAGTTCGCTGGTAGTAGAGCTATGATGCGTTCTTGTAACTACATGATAGGTATCGAAGGCAATAAAGACGATGAGTTACCGTTGGAGGAGAGGAACATCAGAACGATATGTCTCCTCGAAGACCGAGAATTTGGAGCGACTGCTCGTGTTCCTCTTTACTGGGATTACAAGACTGGGCTCTTTAATGAAATGGAGAAGGCATGAAACAAGTAAGGATTGTAGTAAGGACTCTCGTGGACGGAGAAGTTAGGTATGTTATCCAGCAAAAACATTTCATATTCTTTTGGAAGTGGGTGGATGCCAGTCAAAATAATATGTTCGTTCACGATACCTTCCTGAACATTGAGTACGCTAAAAGTCAGTTATGTTACTTTGACGGTTCTACACACTCAGATGAGGTTATCTAATGGCAGGAGAAAAGACTAGATGTAGTGGGCTGTGGACTGAAGCTCGGTACCGCTCCTTCATCAAAGGGAACCTAAGACAAGCTACAATGAAGTGGGCTCCTATTAACATTGTGAAGAAGAGAGCTAATGTCCGTAGGGGATTCTACCTATGTGATGAATGTAAGGAGGAGGTACCAGCTACCCTGAAAGGGCCAGACCCTAAGAAGCCTGGAAAGCATAAGCGTATCAAGAATGTCCATGTCGACCACATCATTCCTGTAGTAGACCCTGCAAAGGGCTGGGAAGGTTGGGATGTTCTTATCGAGAGGCTCTTCTGTGAAGAAGATAATCTAAGAGTACTATGTACTGCCTGTCATAAGGTAGTGACTGACGAAGAAAAACAAATAGCGAAAGATAGACGAGCTAAGGAGAAAGAAATTGGATAATTTTAAGGGCTATTCCCTGTTTAATGACATACTCGAAGTAGGACTTCGTACCCGTAACCGAGCTGTTGTAATGGCTAACATGTATGAGGACAACCCTGACCTTCGGGACAAGACTACTACAAGTAAGAAAGGAGCTCTCCTTATCTTTGGTTATATGGATAAGGTTCCAGATGGTGAGCGTAACGATTTACTAGAAGCTTTCTACGAGCAGATGAATGAGAGAGGTTATCAAAGTGTCGCGTAAACATTTCATTATACCAGATACACAGGTGAAACCTGAAGTAGCTCTGGATCATTTGACTGCTGCAGGTAATTATATCGTAGCCAAGCAGCCTGATGTGATTATTCACATGGGAGACCATTGGGATATGCACTCCCTCAGTCACTATGACAGAGGCACAAGGAAAGGAGAGGGGGCTCGCTATCAAGAGGACATTAACGCAGGTCTCCGAGGCATGGAGGCTCTCCTAGACCCCATTAAGAAGTATAACAAGCGTAAGCGTAAGAACAAAGAGAAGCAATACAAGCCTCGCATGGTATTCCATCTAGGAAATCATGAGGAACGTATCCTTCGACATGTCAATGCTAATCCAGAGCTGGAAGGTAAGCTTGGCTTCCACGACTTGAAGCTTGAACAGTTTGGTTGGGAAGTACCTCGTTACCTGCAACCTGTCGAGATTGATGGCATCACCTATGCTCACTACTTCTACAATCCTATGTCAGGGCATCCTTGGGGTGGTAAGTGTACCACGAAGATCAATAACATCGGCTTCTCTTTTGTTATGGGACATCAACAAGGCTTAGACATTGCCATGAAACATCTGGCGAATGGCAAGACAATACGAGGAGCTGTAGCGGGTTCCTTCTATCAGCACCTTGAGGGTTATAAAGGAGAACAAGCTAACGACCACTGGCAAGGTTGCTTGATGCTTCATGAGGTGAAGGATGGTAACTACTGCTTGATGGAGCTGTCTCTCGATTACTTGAAGCGTGAATGGTTGTGAGTAGGATAGACAATATAGGGCAGAATGGGAATGACGGGTTGCATTACAGAGTGGAGAAGGTAGCTCGGATCCTTGCGAGGACTCTCCACAATCCTGATAAGAATGTCAGCTATACGCATTACCTAGAGATAGCTCTTGAAATTGTGGAGGAACTAGATGGCTAGTCAAGAAGATGAGGAATCCAAGAGAACGAAAGCTACTGTAGCTATCTTCTGTATTTGTATTCTCTTTTATATTGGAATATTTGGAGCGTAGAATGAGTGATGTAATGAGTGATAAAGATGAAGAGTGTAAGGGGTGTTCAGATGAAGGGCAGAGTCATGGTGTATGGCCCTGTACCATCTGTTTCAGGAGTGTGGGAGAGAAGTATGAAGATAGATATACTTCTGCTGAGAATAGTCCCGTGTCCGCTCAATTAAATAAGGCCTTTCAAAATGTCTGAGTTCGATAATGTAACAAAACCTAAACACTACATGCTCTTCAATGAGGAGAAGGAGGTTATTGATCTGATAGCCGATAGATGTGTTTTGATGCAAGCTGTCTACCACAACCCATCTGGTGCCTATCAATACGGCAACGCTATCAAGTACCTGATGCGATGGCCTGTTAAAAATGGTGTAGAGGATTTACGCAAGTGTCGTCAGTATCTCGATATGATGATAGAGGGGCTTAGTTAATGCCTGAGATGACACAATATCAAAACTACATAGCTCTCTCCCGATATGCCAGATGGCTTCCACTGGAGAAGAGGAGAGAGACTTGGAATGAGACGGTTGAACGATATCTTGATTATTTTTCTAAACTTCACAGAGATAATGATGGAATTAATCTTTTCTCTGATATTTTGGGGGCTCCTCTGCTGGATAGGCTTCGAGGCGATATCAATTCTCTCGAGGTAATGCCTTCAATGAGAGCACTGATGGCTGCTGGTATTCCTTTAGAGAGAGACCATGTAGCAGGTTACAACTGTGCTTATGTTGCAGTAGACTCTCCGAGAGTCTTTGATGAGACGATGTATATTCTCATGTGTGGCACTGGTGTTGGTTATAGTGTAGAACGTCAATACATTAACCAGCTACCAGAGATTGCAGAGGAGTTTCATAACACTGACACTACCATTGTGGTGGCGGACAGTAAGATAGGGTGGGCTAAGGCTTACAGAGAGCTCGTCTCCATGCTTTATAATGGACAGGTACCCAAGTGGGACACCTCTAGGGTAAGACCTTCTGGTGCTCCTCTCAAGACGTTTGGTGGGAGAGCCAGTGGCCCAGAGCCTCTCATTCAACTCTTCCACTTTTCAGTAGAGGTATTTAGAAATGCAGCAGGAAGAAAACTTACATCTATCGAGTGTCATGATGTCATGTGTAAAGTGGCTGATATTGTTGTTGTTGGCGGTGTTCGTCGTTCTGCCCTTATCAGTCTATCTAATCTTACGGACGATAGGATGCGCCATGCTAAGTCTGGTCAGTGGTGGGATGCGAATCCTCAACGAGCACTCGCCAACAACTCTGTATGTTACACAGAAAAGCCAGACATGCAAGCGTTTATGCGAGAATGGTTGGCACTGGCTGAATCGGGGAGTGGTGAGCGTGGAATTTTCTATAGAGGAGCAGCAGAAAAGCTAATCCCAGAGAGGAGAAAGGAAAGTGGATATAAAGACTATGGATGTAATCCTTGTTCCGAGATTGTATTGCGCTCCAAACAATTCTGTAATCTTACTGAGGTGGTCATACGACCCAATGATACATTTGACGACCTTAAAAGAAAGGTTGAATCTGCTGCCATACTTGGTACACTTCAGGCAACTAGAACCAAGTTTAGATACCTCAGCTCTGTTTGGGAGAAAAATACCAAAGAGGAAGCACTTCTAGGGTTGAGTTTCACAGGTATAATGGATCATCCTGTAATGAGTGGTAAGGATATGGGAGGTACGTGGTTCGACCATCCTTATACTGTCAGCTCTCTTGGTGAAGTACTGGAGGCATTACGTGACTATGCGATTGAAGTCAATAAGGAATGGGCTGCAAAGCTTGGGGTTAATCCTGCTGCTGCTATTACTTGTGTCAAGCCTAGCGGGACTGTTAGCCAGTTGGTTGACAGTGCGAGTGGAATTCATCCTCGCTATTCTGAGTACTATACTCGGACTGTTCGTGCTGACAAGAAAGACCCATTAGCACAGTTGATGGTAGCACAGGGATTCCCTGTAGAAGATGATGTGATGAAGCCTGAGACAGGTCTTGTCTTTAGTTTCCCTCAGAAAGCTCCTGAGTGTTCTATCTTTAGGGATGAAGTTTCTGCTATAGACCAGTTAGAGTTGTGGAAGATATACCAACTCCATTGGTGTGAGCATAAACCTTCTATCACGGTCTATGTCAGAGATGACGAATGGATGAAGGTGGGAGCTTGGGTGTATGAGAACTTTGATATCATGTCTGGTGTCAGCTTTCTACCCCATAGCAATCACACTTACCAACAAGCTCCTTATCAAGAGATTAATAAAGAGGAGTATGAGGCTGGTCTAGCTGCTATGCCAGATGCTGACTTCTCTCTCTTAAAGGACTTTGAAGAGGAGGATACTACTGTCAGTATGAAGGAGTATGCTTGTACTGGTAACACTTGTGAAGTAACTTAAACTGTAAGCAATAAAAAAGCCCCCTTGGATGCGAGTCCTTGGGGGCTTTCTTACGTCTTCTACTTTTTCTTACGGGCTTTCTGAGCCTTTTTAATCTGTGTAGCATTCTTCTTCGTCGCTTGAGATTTCCCCTTCCTTTTAGGAACCCCTCGATTAATACTCTCCTTCTTGCCAGCCTTCTTGGCAGCCTCATCCTTCTTCTGTTGGATCTTCGTCCTTGCAGCACTACCCTCACCAGCCTTACGTCTAGCAGATTGTTCAGCACCTAGTTTTGCTTTCGTTTGCTTAACAGTAGCAGCTCTCTGCTTCTTGCTATCCCCACCCCCTTCCTTCTTAACAGCCTTCGTGACTTTGGATACACCCTTAGTACTCGATTTACGCTGTTCCTTTCCTACATTCGTGTTAGCTTTCTTCTTCTTCTGAGGAAGAATTTTCTTACCCTTCTTACCTATCTTTAATATACCTGACAAAATACCCATTACTATTATTCCTCTAATCATTAGTTAGTGTTTTCTACTTCTTCCAGACTTTTACAACCTTCTCTACACCACGACTTCCGAAGTAAAATCCGAATGCTAGAAGAAGGAGCTGTCTAAACAACTCTACATAACTATTTCCTACAACAAACTCTCCTACGTTCCCATCAAAGAGTGCTAAGACACTGACTGTCCCTAAGAGAAACACAAGGGAAAGGGGTCTGATATTCTTAGAGAGCCAACTATCACTAGCCATGTCGGCAGCATGTCTTGCCGTAAGTTCTGTTTCAAACCTCGCCTCAAGCTCTCCTGCTTTAGCTACAGCTTCTCCTTGAATCTTACTAAGTTCATTACGAAGCGTCAGCCTCTCCTCATCACTCGTAGTGGTATCGTCGATAGCCTTACCGATGCTGTCTACAATACTTCCAACACTGCTAGAGAAAAATTCACTAATCATACCCATTAACCTGTCCCTCCTGTCTTTAGATAACTTGTAATACCGTACCATAAGAGGGAGATTAGGATAGCTACTGCACCTAGGGTACCCCTCACAATGAGTCTCTTCTTCAACTCCTTGAAGAGTTCTCTCCTCTCCCTCTCCGCTGAGATATGATCTTTAGCCCACTCGACAATACCATCATCACCGAATAGAGCAGAAGAAATCTTCTTTATATCCTCTCGATTCTTTTCCATACATTCATTAGATTTACGAAGATGCTCCTCAAACTCTTTGTCGATAGCTCGTCGGTCTAGTTCCTCCTCCTCCATCCCTCAATCCTCTATTTGGAAATGAGGCATGTCTGTGAAGTTACTCCAAAGACCTCCCCATTTAACTGAGTAACCAAGTTCACTAGCCGCTTGTAATACAGCAGCAGCAATCATAGCTAGGTGTAACTTCTCCCAACTGGCTAGTCCATAGACATACGCATATACGTCTACAGCCTTACCTGTCTGATGATAGCTCTTTTTACGAGTACCATCTGCCTTAGACTTCCCTGTCTCGAACAGCCCATACTGTTCCTCTGTCGTCCTTAACCCTCCGTATTCTGGAATACCAAAATCTAACTTAGAGATTTCAAGGGCTCTTTTCATCACCTCCTGAAGTCGTGGGTCTACCCCAGACATCCTCCCTAAACTCTTCTCACTAAAGGAAAACATTATCTACCCCTTGTTGCTTTGTTAATCATTTCAGGATCTGCTCCGAAACCTATTGCAAGTTTCTTCTTCTTCTGAAGGTCAGGCTCTGCTGCTATAGCATCATGTTGCTCTTGCGTAAGCTGGAACTCTTCCTTGGGCTTCTCTTTGGGCTTCTCTTTAAAGAGCTCGTCTATCTGGCTTTGAGCAGGGTCTACCATCTTTCCTTCAGGCTTCTTCCCCATTATCTCTTCGGGAGTCTCCCTCTCGAAGGGTGTCCAAGTACCTTTCTGTTGGAGATGTAATGATGCAAGGCTTTTATTATATGCAGCTAAGTCCTTCCTTCCTGGAGCTCCTAAGAAAGAACCTTTCTCCTTCTGCTCTTGTGCTCTCTCAAAGAACTTAGGGTGAAGGGTATCATTCAAAGTTAGTTCTAACACCTCTGATGCTGTCAGGGGAATACCCATGACCTCTTCCACATGCTGCACATAAGCTGGATTACTGAGGATGGCTCTGTACTGAGCAGCGATAGCTCCTTTTGCATGGTCAGGAATAGGTTCACCGTTCTCCTCTGTGGCTGTGAAAGAGGAGGCTTTTATGTTACCATCTAAATCACTTTCGGAACCTATCTCAATATAACCAGGAACGCCAACCCCCGCTGAATAGTAAGCAGTTTTAAATGCTTGACTCATACCACCAAGAGACACCGAGAGAACCTTCGAGCCCTCCGGTACATTCTCTTGGAGATACTCTGTGAAGTTCTTCGTAGAAAGAGTCTTGGAAACAGCTTTAGGATTGAGCTTTGAACTTTCTCCGTGATAGACTTTAGCTACCTGCTGCTGCTCTGGAGTTCCTTTAGAAAGTTGGTCATACCCAGTCCTAGCGGTACCTACTTGCTCATGATCTTGTACCATCTTCTGCATAAGCTCAATACCTTCTGGTGTCAATACCATAGCAGAAAGCTTTGCATTGGTAGTAGGATCTGTCAAACCGTTCCCATACATTCTTGCGATGCTAGAAGCTAATACTCTTTTAGAGGTACCATCTGGATTGAAGAACTTAGCAAGGAGAGGTTGATCCGCTACAAGAGAAGCTACATACTTAGGACTCATAATACCTTTGTTAAGGCTCTCTACAGCAACCTGTCCACCCGCTGCGTTAGCGAGAGCCCACTCAGAGAACATTGTGTTGGCAACATATGATATCTCATCCTGTTTAACATCAGCTAGATTTTTTATAATCGTCTGATAGTCACGGTCACCGATGAGAGAAAGTTGATTTTCCTCCGCAGCAGTAATAGCATCATACTGTTCTTGCAAATCATCCTTACTAAGAAGGGGCATCCCATCTGCAGCTCTAAAGGAAACCTTTCGGAGATCCTCCCTAGCCTGTGAGTAAACAAGCTTTACCGCGGACTTTACAGAAGCCATTTCATTAACCCCAAGGGTGGTAGTCCCTTCTGGGAGATAGCTATTCATAATGTACTGAGCCTGAACACTTGCATTATCCATCCGCATGTTAGTGTAAGCTCTCGCAGAATCCTTGAAGTTTGCCTTATCATTACTAGCGGCAAGTAGGTTTGCAGTACCCTGCTTATTCATAGCATCTACTTTAACAGCTCTCTCAGCCGCTATAAGAGAGGAACCTGCCATAGCAGCAGTCTTAGCGACAAGCTCTTGATGCTCTCTTGCAGCTATCTCCAAAGGATTAGGCTCGAAGCCACCAGCTCCAGAAGACCCTCCAAAGAAACCTTTGAAGGCTGCATCCGCTCTATTACCAATCCAAGGGACAGATGCTTTAGTCTCAGCTAAGACAGCTCTTGCTCTAGCATTAGCTTGGGAAGTAGGCAGTCCCTGCTCAATACCCGCTGCTAATGTCTCGAACTTACTGTTCAGAGCTTTAAGCCGCATCTCTCCAAGAGCAGCGTTCCTGTCCTCTTGGATACCTGCAAGGGCTTCCTCTTGCTCTCCTAAAGCATGTTGAGTAACAACCTCCTTACCAGCATCTAGTCCTAGCTGGAGAGCCATAGTCCCCATTGTGTTTTCAGCCTCAGCTACTGGTGCCTTGACAGTGGCGGAAGATTCCGTTGTCTGAGACACGTTTGAGGTATCGAATATACCTGCCATTATTCATTCTCCATATCTAAAATTGCTTGGCCTCTAGCTTCTTTCTCTTCCCGTGCTTTTGTTACAGTTGGGTTGAGAGTGTTAAAGGCATTTGCTGAATCTTCGTACCATGTCTTGAGGGCTTTATTAATAACGTCCCCCTTCATGTCTCTTGGACTATTAACCTTGTCAAGAAAAGAAGCCCAGATCCTATCCCTTTCATCATCAGGGTATCTCTCAATCTGGATTTTAATCATGGAGAGAGCCACATGTGATAAGTGTACCATCTCCTTGTTCTCTTGTTTCATGTTATTAATCAAAGTGTGGAAGGCAGATACATACTGGTCGACTCTTCCTCTCCGCTCCTCTTCTATACTCATATTAGATTTGGATTGTGCGTAGAGGTCGTGTGTCTCTTGGCTACCAAAACCTATAGCTCTAAAGAGAATGTCAGCTAGGTCAGGATCTGTCTTATAGATCTCGACACCATCTGAGTTTCTAACCACGCCATCGTAAAGGAGATCTCTAGCAGCTATAGCGCTTCTCCCTGAGGAAGACATCCGTGCCAAACCCTCAAGAACAATCTCAGCGATATACCCTAACTGTGCAGGGTTGTAGTCTTCAATCTGATAGACCATGTTACCTGCCATGAAGATATTCTCCATAAAACCTAGTCCATGTTTCAAAGGAGAAGAAGAAGCCCCTGCGAATGTTTCAAATACAGGTGTTCTTCCGTCTGTAAACATCTTCTTAATATCTTCGATGATATCCGCGGATACAGTCATTCTTCCAGAGAACACAGCATCAATACCGTAGTAGTCGTTAAGCATGACACCAACAGTTCCTCTTAACCACATTTGTTGCTCTGTTGAGTCAGAGTTTTTGGTTACCCCTGCCATCTCCATAATAGAGTCAGCGTAGTGATTCAAGATAGGTACACCTGCAGCACCGAAAGCCATTGTCTGAGAAGAGAAGATGCGGAACTTTTCTGTTCTTGTAAACTCTCTTCCTGCTACAGCTTCTAGGTACTTGGTATAAATTTGCTTGAACTGGGTAGGCAGAGATAAGAATCCCTTCTGGAACATAGCTTTGTTAGCAGCGTTCATGTTCAAGCGGGTGCTCTCAGTACGAGACAATACTCTCTGAAGAGTTGCATCATCATACTTAAAACCTTTCCCTACCAAAGCCTTCTCACGCTCTAAGGCAGTGAAGAAACTGATACGCATGTTAGCCAACTCACCCATACGGTAAGGAGTCTGACCAGCTTGTAAGAGATGACCGAACCCTCTACGCATGAGGTTAGCATCTAAAGGGAGGCCGTTCATTACAGAGGACGCATCAGCGTTCCCCCGAACAACAGCTTCTCTCATACCAGAGGCTCTCCAGAACTCGTAATCATTCTGTAATGCGTTGAGTTTATTCTTATCTAGCCCCATCCTCTTACCTAAGATATTACCAGTCTTTCCTACAACCTTCATATCCGTACCAAGGTCTAGTGCAGATGCAATCAACCAAGTATCCATCGCCTTACCTGCGTGGATAGGATTTGCAGCGATAGCTACAAGAGCACCAGCAGTCTGTACAGGAATCTGTACCATACTGAAAGCCCCTAGCGTCATGTTAAAGGTTACACTCTTCAACAGATTTACAGGACTGTTATCTCGTACTCTATAAAGGTAGGCTGCAGTTCTTTGAGTGAGGGCTTTAGAACCCTTCTCAATAGTCTTCCCTAAGAAGGGGAGGTTAATCCCATCTAGCTTTCTCGCTGCCGTAAGGATGTGCCCTTTGAAAGCTTGCTCTCCTTTCGTAGGCATGTGAGACATACCAGAGATTTGGTCATGAGCAGACAGAAGTTTTGTTCTGACTGGCCCTACTTCCATATCTGCAATAGCTTCTCTAGCAGGTTTCCATTCCTCAGGGAGCTTCTTCAGGTGAAGAGCAGCAGAGTTTCTCCACTCCTGCATAGCAGACATACGCCACCGAGACATAGTAACCCTGTCTGCAGTCATAGCGATGGCTCTCTGAAGAGCTTCAAAAGCGTCAGCTCGACCTCCTCCAAAGTTACCAGCATATTCAATGCCGTCTTTAGAACGCTTCCCTCGAATGAGACCACCACTGGCTCGTATAACATCACCTGTGTCTAAGGTCTTATCCATATTCTGCTCTGTCTGTACAAGAGTTCTCTTCGTACCCAGCTCTACATCCAAAGCTTCTTGTTGTTTCTTCCATTTAAGAGCTTCAGCTTTTGTAGCAGCATACGCGAGGGTAATAGGTTTAGGTACTGATTTACCATTAACTATTACATTACGAACCTCTTTGATAAAGAAGTTTGCATCCTTGTTGAACTTAGGTAGATAGTTAGGGGTCTTGTTCAGAACATCAGGTGGAAGATCTCTCACCGCATCCTTCTTAACAAGAGCGAATCTAAAGTAGTTACTATCCCCTTTCTCTCCAAGCTTAAACCAATCATCAAAAGAATCAGCATGACTTCTTACGAGAACATACCCATCTTTGTAGGCTTGTTGTAGTGTAGCGTGAGACACATCATCGAAGGCTTGCCCATCTTTATAGATAGTACCCATTGCCTCATCGCCATGATACGCAGCGTTAGCAGAGTCAGCATCATCATAAGGCTTGGCAAAGATCTTTTCATCACCCTCTTTAATTAAGCGTGTCCCTCTTAAATCCATTTCCTGACGCATTACTTTGTTGTTGCGGTAGTGCATGTCATCTAGAACTTTACGAACACCTGTGAAAGCTTGGAACTCTTTAGGTGTAAGTCTCTTACCTCCAACACCCTCTACAACAAGCTGTTGGTAAGTAGGATCTATCTTTCTACCATCAAGTAGTTGCAACATGTCGTCTACCTTTTGGATAGACTTCTTATTTCTCTTGATAGGTTTAAAGGCAGCTTCAGCAGCAGAGGTATAATTAGCACCCATCTTAGCCTGAGCGAAGGTACCTACCATAGCCTGATCGACAAGACCCTTAGCATCCAACCCTTGTACATACTTAGGAGAGGTGAGCCCTCTTAATATATTAGAACCAAGACCAACATCAGGATCTATATAAGAACCTACGTTGTCTAAGGTATAAGGCTTCTCCACCTTCTCCATCAACCTACCATTCTTGTCTAGAATGTTGTAATGGAATACAGGCTGGTCATCTACCATAGTAATCTTCAGATCATCTACCTGCAAGTCCTTAGGGAGATGCTTCTTCATGGCTGCAACGATTCTAACCTGTTCTTCTTTACTCATCCTAGAGATATTGATAGTGCTTACGTTATTCAGTTGGTCTAGGTTTTCATCAATAACTTGGGCGAACCTACGATATTCAGTAGAAGCACCTGGAGGAGCCCCTGCGAATATTTCTCTGATAGAGAGAGGATTACCAGCAGTGGCGGATTCTACCTGAGATGTACCAAGCAACTTAGCATTCTCAGCGCTCTCTGCTGCTGCGTCAGCGGCTTTCATAGCCCCTTGCTTATCCCCTATAGCCCCTAGTCTTCTCACAAGCTGTCCGGCTCTTACAAGCCTCCCTACAGCAGCGAATCCAAACTGGAGGGCGGTGGCAATAACTCCACCCTTATCCAAAGCATCTTCTAGTTTCAGATATTCATTCTGACCTAGGATATTGTTTATGAAGTCTACTGCTTGAAGTTCGTTGTCGTCCACTTCCAGATAAAACTTCTTCAAGGTTTCTGTAAACCGTAGTTTATCTTCCGAGTTCAAACTGTTACGATACTTTGCTAAGTAGATCATATCCTGATATGAGTCGAAGTATGCACCCGATACCTCTGCATCTGGGTATTCTTCTTTAACTTTCTTAGCTACTTCACTATTATTCCAAGCCAAGTCCGTAATAACCATCATCCCTACAATATCATAACCGATACTGAACCAAGATTTCTTATCCATGCTGTCTGCTACACCGTAGAGTGCAAACATATCGTCAGCAATATCCGCTACCTGAGCTGGAGAGAGGTTCTCACTCCCTTCTGTCTCCATAATACTATTTTTAATGGAGAGATAGATAGGGCTCTTGGTCAACATCTCCTGTTGACTCCCTTGAACAGCCTCTGCAGTAGCTAAGATAGCGTCTTGAGAGATTAGTTCTGGATGAGAAGCAACATCTCCTAGAATTTCTGCATCGAGAGAGCGCACTTTGCTTATAAGACTAGCCGCATCCTCTGTGATAATGTCATCTGCATGCTTCTCCTCGCTTGCTTCAAGCTTCCCTAAGAGAACTTCTGGGTTATTAATGTGAGGGGTGACAGAGTTTCTAACAGCCAAGCTCTTTTTATTAGCAGTGGGTTGACCATAAGAATCATCTTCCTCTTCTTCCCACCCAGCAGGGATTGACATCTCCTCATCCGTGAGTTCTATAGTTGTATCTACATCAGCCATTTATTTAATCCTTCTTTTTGTCACCGAAGATACTCTCCATACCACCAGCAGTCTTGAACTCACTCATGAAGATTGAAGATACATTAGCGAAGTTAGCTGCAGATGTTTGAGCATCTGCTGCACTCTGTAGTGTGGAACTTATACTAGAAGCAGCAGTAGTCTGTCCTGTTTGGAAACCAAGACCAGCACCTGTGCTTGTACTGAGGGCACCAGTAGCCCCAGCAACCCCAGAACTAGAACCAACACCCATCGTATCTGCTCTTTGCAATATCTGAGCCCGTCTTACCCTCTCTTTTCTGAGGGAGCTTCTTCTAGCTTCATTAGAGCGGGTCTGCTCTGTGGCCTCTCTCTTTTTATTAGCAATCTTCTGTTCTTCAGAAGCCTTAGAAGCAGCTCTTGCCGATTGATCTGCAGAACCTATACTAAAAATCAGAGAGGCAGCCCCATAGAAAATACTCATTAATCTTCTCCTATATATTTCGTATAAACTTTCTCTGTAAAATCCCAACCCAACCTTTCTAGGAGTCTCCCGAAAGGGGCGTAGGTTTTAAAACCGATGGTCATCACTTTCACACCTAGTTTTCTCATCTCCTTCTCCGCCTCTTTGATAAGACGTATTCCGGTAAAACCTTTCCGATAATCAGGGTGTATGAATAGAATATCATTGACACTAAAGAGAACATCAGCATAATGGAGATTAGGTTGAACACCACAGATGTAGTATCCTACCAATTTATCTTCTTCTCTTGCTGTTAGTACGTGGAGATTCCCCATCTCTTCGAGAGCAAAATAATTCTCCCACATCACATTCAGGGATATCTTATCGTTATATATCCCAAGTTCTTCATGATGTATTACAATCAGATCCTCCAACTCTTCTTGGAGGGAAACTATAGTTTCTTTCTGATAGGTTATCTTAGACATTTCCTTCCACACCTATAATCATAGACCAACCAAGAATTCTACAATCTTTTCCTGGCTCTGTCTTCATTAAGAAAGAGAGGGCTCTTCCACGACCACGTATCTTATTCTTAGTGGTGATGATAGAGTGACCAGTATCGTAAGGGTCATTTACATCTGTTGGCATATACAAGCGTCTGTAACGATAAGCTTGGAACTCCCTGCTCCATCTGTTTGAGTTGGCAGAGTTTGTCCATTCCCACTGAGACTGTACAAGACAAGAGGATTGGTTAGTAGGAGTTAGGTCTCCATTAACATCAGCCTCGAAGCCATCCTCCGTTCTCTCCATGTGGAAAGTTAGGTAGTTCAGCGTCTTCTCTCGTTGTGTGTCTCCACCCGTCAAGGCTCCTGTAACCATATACCCAGCAGCGTCAACACCTACGGTATCGAAATCTACCCAATCAAGGAAAGAAGTGTCTCCATATAATGCCATTGTGTATTGCAGCTCATCGGAAACACTATCTTCTAAAAGGGTGATATACACCACCTCTCTAACCCCATCTTGAAGTGTGTCTGAAGAAACAACTACAGGCACTCCGTTTGCTTCCACCTCGACACCGTTGGCTAGTACTTTATCAGAAACCCCCCCAATACTGAAAGGAGGAACTTTTAAGAGGCACATAGGTTTAGGTCTGTTCCCCGAGATATTAGGAATGGAGTTTGGAAGGAAAGCTCCTAGATTTAAGTCAAAGACAAGTTCCTCTACGGAAGTTGTCGACTCCAGTCTGTTCCCATACAACCACCTAATCTTTCTGTCATACGCATCATAGTATCCTGAAGCATACTTCTTATCCAGAGAGGAGATGTCGTTATACCTAGTCTGGATAGACTGTTGAGTTAAGTTCTGGGCAATGAAATCACCTAGCTCGTTTTTAAGGATGTAGTAGATTCCGTCCTCCCCCCAGTACACAACCCCTTGATCTGTTTCCGTAATGGAGTTAGGGGAAGAGCAACCTGTATCAGAGATCTTAGATACCATGTAATCTGTTGCGTCAAATCCAGCATCGCCACCTGTGACCCGCCATATACCGTTTGTTGCAAGAATGATAAGGCTATCACTAAGGGTCTTCATTCCAACAATACCGTAAGCACCTGAGATTCTGAGGTAGCCCCCATCAGTAGCGAGGATGTCAGGGAATTCTTTAGAAGTAGGGTCACCATCTTGGTAACACTTTGTAATATCGGAAGGCTCTTCTACAAGTTGACTGAAGAAGATGTAGGAAGAAAGAAGGGGGGAACGGGAATCCCCATCTATAACAGTTCCACTGAAACCTCCGAACCACACTCTCCCAGCGAACTCAGAGAGGACAGAGGCACCCTCAGGAGTCCTGTCTTCTGGGAGGGTGAGTATAGGGTAACTAAGCTCAGGGTGTTGACTTAAAAGGTCGGCATACTCCACTAACCGACTAGCACCTCTCTCTAAAGCATCTATGATGAAGTGTCCACTAGCTGCTGGGGTTGTTCCTGGAGGATTAGCAGTGAGGTCTTTTACATTAAACCTGTCCGCTGTTCTATTAGATTCTGAAACATTCGGATATAAATTATAGTGTACAGCATCAGCATTACTCGGAAAAACAGAGGCCTCTCCTTCAAACTCCCCTATAGTATCTACTACGGTATCCCCAGTCAAAGGAAGACGAGGTACACTGAAGGACTGGTTTCTTAAATTGTAGGTGTGTTCCACAGTAAGACTTCCATCTCTCTGGGAGATAGCTAGGCTGTCATCTACACCAAACATATCCCTAGTACGGAGAATATCTGTAGTCTCAGAGATAACACCAGAGTCATAATGGAAAAGTAAGATATCCTTTTGACCGACAGCTACCACAAGAGTTCCATCTACAACAGCGAAAGAAAAGAATGTGCTGTGAGTCGTTCCCGTATCATAGGAGTAGAGTTCTGCTCCTGAGAGGGGTGTAGTAAGGGTGTCAAAGAATTTGATCACAGAACCCGACTGGACAACAGAGACTTGTCTCTCAGGATCCCCACCAGCATTCTCCCAGACAAAAGAGGAGAACACCACTTTATTATCTGCTGTGGGGACTACTGTCGAGTTGATTACTGTGTGGTCTGTTTCATAAGTCATCCCGAGTCTTCTTCTTCGGGTTCCGTCCTTCTCCGCTACAAAGTTAACCTCGTCTAACGAAGCGTTAGGGGGGAAGTTAAGAGGGTTAGCCTCTGTGATGAGACCCCCTGCGAAGGTTACTTGCTCAACTGGTACGTTTTGTTTTGGCACGAGGTTTCTCCTTCTCTGTAAGGTAGATGTCTATGGATCTTTCCGCCTCCCCAGAAGAAGTGTAGAGACCTGTTAGAGGTGCTGGTACAGAACCCTTACCGATAGGCTTCACTACTTTCAAAGCGTATCTGTCAGAGGGTGTAATCTTATAACCTTTATATTCGTAAGTCACATTTATTTCCTAGGTGTTCTTCCGTAGTTTTGGTATTTAATACCACCCTTTATTTGCCAAGCCTTTCGAGAGAGCCATCTGTTCTGTCTCCCAGCTTCTTGTTCAGCCTTCTGGTCTGCTTCTTTATTCAACTTCAAAGAAGACCTACTCTTAGCTTCCTCAAGCAGCGCTATAAAAGCTTCTGCTGGGAGGTCAGGAATTGCCTCGTCCTCATGCGCCCACGAAGGGAATACATAGGCCTGTGCTTGGAACTTCCCTGCTTGAAGTGAGGAATCTATCTCCGAATCATAAGAGTCAAAGATTAAGGTTGTGTCGTCGAAAGATGTGTAGTAGGATGGGGCTGTATCATTTCGGATTAACAACTGAACACCGGAGGTATCTTGGATAACGTCTACATTATCAGCATCGTTGTTCTCTTGGTTTATGCGGTAGAGGAACACATCGGGATCTTTCCACTCTACCTTCCCATACTTCAGTCTTGTCTCTCCGGCCTTAGCCTTATTGTAGTTAAGGAACAGCAGTTCTTTAATATCTTCCACCACCTTCATGTGGGTTGGAAGTTCGTTATCAGAATAGGCAGTGAGAGCTACAGCCCTGCTTAGGTGGGGCCAGTTCCGATTACTCATCATAGCAAAGTATGTGCTCTTCACTATCTGGGCAATCATCTGTGATTCTTCTGTATCATCAATACTATTAACGAAGTCAGAGGACATGTCGTTCATAATGTCTTGAACGATTCCTAGTAAAGTCATCTTAGCCATAATTAAGCCTCATGCAGTAGGATAAGAGAGAGACCAGCTTCTTCTATAACCATATTATCTGTTTTGGTTGCAGCCATATAAACAGAGAGGGTATCTCCAGCACCCAAATCAAGACCTGAGCGACCAGAAACATTCTTATAATCATTCGCGGTTACAGATTGAGTTACAATTTTCTGTAGAGAAAAGGGGGTAGAGTCATTAACACTAAACTTGATACCAACGAAGTTGTTATTGGTGGGTACCTCAAAACTTGACCAAAAGGCGAGTTCATAGTGACCCGCTATAAGGACAGTTAACTTATCCGTGTCAAAGGTTATATTGTGGACATGGGGACTACCCCATCCAGCAACTATCTTCGAGTAGTCTGTGTCGGTATTAAGGGTAGCGTCAACTGCCGCAGTAACAGCAGTAACAGTGGCATTGTTAACTATTTCCATCTGTCCATGGCAACTCAGACTGGAATGTTGCCATTCACCACCACCCGCCCCGTCTGCCCTGTATATAGTTCCTGCTAAAGCGTTCTTGACTCCTTTGGGCTCATGGAGCTTGGAGTCATCAATATCTTCATGTTCGATAGCCATTTACTTTCCTTTAGGTAATAAAAAAGGCAGGAGAGGATTTCTCCTGTCCCGCCTTCAGTTAGCTGTTAGAACCTACTAAGCGGCCTTAACATACTCAATTACAATCCGACCTTTACCAACAGTGGTATCGACAGAAGGAGTAGTACCTGCGACTACAACACTAACAGTGGTAGCTGCTGCAAGATCTGCTTCAGCATCCCAAGTACCTGAGAGGGCACCAGTTAGTGAGGTAGCACCAAGTGCTTCACATTGAGCGGAGGTGATTGAGAAACCGTTAGTAGCTTCCGAACCGCTAGTACCCACTTCAAGAGTGTTATCAGCATTACCGTCTAGGACGAATGCTTCAGTAACCTCTAGGAAACAAGCAGTGATGATGGCATACTGCGGGATAACAAAATCCTCGATGTAAATACCGTCATCAATTTGAGCGCCAGTCAACTCGATTGCGAGCTGAGTCTTAACACCTTGGGTACCAATCACGCCAGTGGCGCGACCAGTGTCTCGGGGGCCGTACTGGTTCTTTACATTAAGACCAGCACTATCTTCAAAACCTGACATTTGTATTCTCCTTAGTAGTTGGTTGCAGAAGTGATGTAGATACCGAGAGTATCCACGCGCTGCGGGCCAAAGCCCCACTTACTACGGACAACAAACTCGTCACGAGCACGATCTTTATTGCGCTCACCCTCTACCTTAGGTAGTCGTCTCCAAGCTTTCATGATAGGCTTGGTCTGGTCATCCAGAATACACATGAAGATGTTGGCTACTGCGCCGGTTACTTCGGTAGTACCATCACTGAAGGTACCCGTGTCCAGACGGTTAGAAGTCATGATGTCCCAACCATACAGGTTCATCAGGAACTTCTGGCCTCGTGCCATACCTTGCTCAAGGATGCGCTCGGCGAATGGGGTAACATCGGTGGTGATGTTAACGAGACCATTCATAGTGGCTTCTACAACTGGGTCACAGATGAAGACACGACCTTCTGCAGGTACGTTAGCCTTATCGAAGGCAAGACGCATACCGATAAGAGCACTCAGCTCAAAGGTATTCTCATGACCTGTAGTAGTTACTGCAGAGGATACCCGATGGGCGAAGCCATTGATCAGGTTAGCATTAGCATTGGTCTGAGCATCATTACAGACTGTGAGGAAACGAGATTCAAACACTTCCTGCATTGCGCGGGTAGACTCAACAGAACGCTGAACCATGAGTTGATCTACTTGAGAACCATCCTCTCGGAGGTCATCAGATACATACCAAGCATCGCCAACATAGTTGTTGATCTGCATGGTAATATTACCGGATTCGATAGGGTTATAAATCAGGGGGGTGTCTTCCGACGCTTCCTGAAGAGTAACCGAACCTACGGTTTTGATATTAAGAGTAGTACCTGAACCGAAGTCAGATACATCACGAGCGAAGGACTCTGGCAAGAGACCATCGTGTAGGTTCATGAGGATGAAAGAGGAATACTGCTCCGCCTCGATGAACGCTTGGGAATTAGTAGTTAGTTGCATTTATGATACCTTAGGTAGTAACGCCATGTTTTTTATAGACATCTTCACGGACTTTCTGGAGATAAGCCAGTTGCTCTTTAAAAGTAGCACCTGATAGGAGAGACTTCTCGGGTTTTACTAAACCATGCTCTTCTTCTTTCTTACTCAGAAAACCGTCAGTGTTTACGCTTGGTGTTGGAGGGGCTCCTGAAGGAGTTCCCGAAACAGATTTGAAGAGCTCTAGTATCATCCTCGGATTTTGTGCGGACAATTTACCAAGCTCTTCTGCTGAGGTTCCTAGTTCTTTAGCCTTCTCGACAACAGCTTTGTTGGCTGCTTCGGTGCTACCGAACTTAGTAACCAGCTCGTTCTGAACCGTTTCCTGATTGGTTTGAGATGCTTGAGCACTCTCGCGTTGAGTCAGGAGCTGGTCGAACAAAGCAGACGCTTTCTGTTCATCCAAGCCTGTAGCCGAGGTATCGGTGTTAGCTTGCGATGCAGCAAGACGAGCTACGACATCTTCAACCGACTCATGCCTTGCCGCCGCTTCGCGTAGAGCTGAGAGCTCAACTTTCGCCGCATCCAATTCAGTCTGGAGTTGCGGGATATGCTGTTGTGCGTTGCGGAGGCCTTCTAGGGCTTTCGGGATATCGTCGTATTTCTGCTCACCGCGTTCATTGGTGATAGCTGCTAATTGGTCTTTGAACACACTATCAGAGGGAACGCTTGGTGGTACCACTGGGTCTGGGGTACCTGGAGTAATATCTTTTTTATCTGGATCTTGAAACACATTAGACGGGTCGGTCATGTATTTATCCTGTATTATTAGTAGTTCTAGTATATTAGTAATAGAAGAAAATATATTATTTCTAGTATTTCTAGTATACTAAGTATTTATATTATATATGTATATATACCAGAGTTATCGGAAAAGTGCCAGTAACTCTAGGATTTATCTTCAAGAAGATTGATAATCTCTTGAATAGCTCTTGAATATCCCACTACGTCTGCTTGTTTAAAAGCCCAACTGGGGGATTCATAATCGTCTATATTAGTCCTCGCCTTCATGGCGGTAGACCTCTTGGCCTCTAGCATCTTAGAGAGCCGCTCTCTTATCAGCGTTCCAGCTTTGAAAGCGGAGACGATATCTTGTTTAGCGTCTCCTTCTAGGCCTTGTGTCCATACTGTCTTCATAAAGGTGGCTCCTCACTCTGCTCCATCTCTAAATCTTCTTGGGCTTGGTTAGAAAGTCTTGCAGTCTCTTGCTGCTCAAAGACAGCAACATTCGGCTTGAAGATCTCATACTTATCAATACCAATGACATCCTCGATGAACTTAGCCAGATTCACACCAGAGATGTGAGGGGCTAGTGTCGGGGCTGCACCGCTATTAAAGATGCCAAGGACGTTCTGGAGGTCTTGAGCCTTCTTAGCGAAGTGTCTTGCACCAATAGGTCTGAGCTTTCCAGTAGCTGTAATGTCTTCTTTAGAGACCTCTAGGAACTTCTCAACACCAAGATCGTCATCCATAACTCGGATAGTGTCTGAACCATCCATGTTACGTCGAGCACTCTCTAGCATTCCATTAAGGGTTGGCTCTACACAGTTAATCTCGAAAGAGGTGATCTTCTCTTGGAAGATTCGACTAGAAGCATTGTCAAGGAGCTGTACCTCACCGAGAGTCTTCTCTCCTGGAGATCTGATACCCATAGCCTCTCTTGGAGCCCCTGCATAGAGTTCCATGCGCTGCTCAATAACCTGCTGAGAGTTCTCAGCTACAGCAACACCCTGAGCTCCTTTGCCCAGCTCTTGAACGTCACCGTTCTCATCAATATGAATCTCAGCACCTGGCCCATACGTGAACTCTTCTACCTCACCAATGATCTTGAGAGGGGGGTGTACCAGCAGATCCATCGCATCATCTTTAAGATTCTCTAGGTGATCTAAGCGATACTGGAGACCTACAAGGTTATCCAGTGGCCCCATTGCCCAAAGGTTATCAGGCCGAGCCCGCCAACCACTGTGGTAAATAGGAGCATGTCCAAGCCACGAAGGAATATCGTCATTGAAGACCACATAAGATCTGTCTGCGATAGTAATCTTTTTCTGGGTGTAAAGGGTATCTGTAACACTGTCGTAGTAGTCTCCGTAGAAGGTGAGGAATTCAACATAGTTCGATTGGTAATACTCGTGAAGATTCCCGAAACCATCTACTGAGAATCCTGCGGCCTTATCGAAATCCTCCATCTTGTATCCACCCATTTTCTGGGTAATATCAGATCTCTTTAAGAGAGAAGCTGCAAGTTCTGCATTCTCTGGTTGATCCATAGACATCTTCTTCACTGCACCAAGGGTGTGGATAGATCTTACGATCTTGAAGGTGTCTTTGAAGGAAGCAGCCAATGGGTTGAATACAATATCAAGAGGGCTAATGCGTCTCGCTACAGGGCCGATATAACTAGGGATCTTCTCCCCATCCTTACCAGTCTTGTACTTCCTCTCGAAGTCTATAGTGGAAAAACAGTTACCATAGTCGATGAAGTCTGTCAGGAGCTGGGATGCAACTGTCCTGAAATTACCTTCTCTCACCTTGTTACGCATGTAACCTTGGATAGCTTCCTGCTTCTCCGCAATAGCACCCTCCTTGCTGTAAGCTTCCCAAGTCAACCATTTGTCATTTGGGAACAGAGAAGAGAGATAGTTAGAATGTAAGTTGTCTCTTATCTGTGTTAGCTTCGGAATGGTTACCGTATTCTTCCAACCCAGATCGTTTACGGAAGTTGTGGAGGTATCTGTCGCAAAGAGAAATTCTCTTAACTCTGCCCACTCCGCCATCTTTCCAGATCTCTGGTTATTGAAAGTGTCCCATTGATTTGTAATCCATGCTGCAGGATCTTCTCGTCCAATATAAGAACTTATTTCTGCTACTTGATCTGCCACTTATTATCTCCTATTGGAAAGAAACGCCGCCGAATCTTTTATGTGTTTTGATAACATTACTGTTTCCGAAGTCTCTCGTATGTCGAGACTGCTTGGGTTTAATTGAAATGGATACTGCAGAAGCTAGAGCATCTTTCAAGTCATCATGGGGAGGTCTTGCTAGGATAAGCTCTTCCTCCAAGACTTGTGTGTAGCCACCCTTGTAATGCCAGATAGCTTGGTTCTCATAACGATGCTCTAGGGTAGCTGCTATACGTTCTTCCTTAGAACCCTCAGACTTGTTAGGACGGTAAGGGTCTACAGAAAGCCTCATGCCTTCTTTCTTGATGTAGTCCTTGATGTCATTCACGATAATCTGTTGAGCCACAGAGACCTCCGCACGGAGCTTCTTAAACTCCCATTGGGAATGTAGAAGGGCAATCTTCTTGAAGTACTCCTGAGACCTGTCCGTCTTGAATCGTTCTAT